CGATGCTGCGGAACGCCTACCGGCCTTGGTACATGAAGAAGCGCCTCGAGGAGTTTGAGGCTGTCGGTATTGAGCGTGATCTGGCTGGATTACCCGTGGTAAAGGTTCCTGCGGAAATGCTGCGTGCTAAGCCCGGCACAGAACAGGCGCAGGCCGTTGAGGCGTTTAAGCGCATGGTCAAGAGCGTTAGACGCGATGAGCAAGAGGGCGTCGTGTTTCCCATGGCTTATGACCAAGACACCAAACAGCCGCTGTACAGCTTTGAGTTGATGGGTGGCGGTGGCGGTCGGGCTTTTAACACTGACGGAATCATCAAGCGCTATGAAGAACGCATTTTGATGACGGTGCTGTCTGACTTTATCCTTGTGGGGCATCAGGCCAATGGCTCGTACTCCTTGCATACCGATAAGACGGGCATTTTCCGTACAAGCTTGAACTCGATTGCGCAGTCGATCGCTGATGTGCTGAACCGGTATGCAATCCCGCGTTTGTTTGCGGTGAACGGATGGAAGCCGGCGGCGCTGCCACAGATCAAACCGACTGACGTTGATTCACCTGATATCGGGCAACTGGGTCAATTCATGCAAGCAATGGCTGGTACGGGAATCACATGGTTTCCTGACGGTAATCTGGAGAATTTTGTTCGCGAAGCTGCTCGGTTGCCGCAATTGGATAAGGACCAAGTGGAGGTGCGCCGGCAGATGCAGATGCGTACGGAAGCCTCAGCGTTCGCGTCGGCTAACACGGCATATGTGCAATCCCAGCAGCAGCAGCAAATGGCTCAAGTGGGTCAGTTGCCGTTGCCAGGAATGGAAGGCATGGGGGAGCAAGCCGAAGAAAAAGCGGTTGCGCAAGAGCCAAAGGAGAAGGCGCAGTGATCGAGAACCCTGAGGTTGCGGTGGCGCGTAGGGCAGCGGTCGGTATGGCCGCGCAGGTCGCGCAGGGCAACCAAGATGAATACAAACTGATGATGCACATGTATTTGTTGGACTGCGCTGCTTTGGGTATTCCACAAGGTCCTGCTCTTGGTTTGTTGGCAAATGTGGCTATTGGACTGGCTGTGTTTGCGCATGACTCAGATGTGGAGTGGTTCCAAAGCACGGCTATTACGTTGGCAGGGGTGTGTGATGAGTGATCGTAGAAATGCTGCTGACTATGTCGCTGCTGGTGGTGCCTTGTTGGGTGTTTCGGCTGCAACTGATGGTCTTGTGGCCTATGACCGTAAGCGCCGCGGAATGGATGGTCCGATTCGGGCTGCGTCCAAGCGACAGTTTACGCGCCGTCATGCAGGTCAAGTTGCTGCAAAACTGGGTGGGCGGGCAGTGTTTGCTACTGGCGCACCTCTGGCTGCCTATGGCGGTTACAAAATGGTGAAGCCGGACGGTAAACCAGTGCCGCGTCTTGATCCAAAACGTGATGTGGTCAAGCCTGTTGCTCGTGGCGTTGCTTTGCGTGATCTGGCTGATGAGCAAGAGCGCCGGTTTGCAAAGGCTGAACTTGCTCGAACTGATCAGAGGCGTTTGGTGCGCCGTAAGAACTCGGGCAAGAATTTGTCGATTGCCGGTGGGACGTTGGGCTTGGCGGCTCTTGGGTTGCGTGCTCCTGAAGCCGCCCGGGCTTTAACAAAGATCCCGAAGTTGAATCGGACTCCGTTAAAGCAGATTGCTGCAAAAGAGCCGGGTGCAACAAAGGCATCGAACGCTTTGGGTATCGCTGCAATTGGTACCGGATCGGTGGGTTCATTCAACTACGCATCTCAGCAAAAGATTGAAGCAAAGCAGTTTAAGAAAAACCTGGGTGACGGGATTGTCAGAGGTATAGGTCGAGTGCGGGTGCTGTCGAGCCCGAAGAAGGACATGTTTGACGTTTTGGATAGCAGGGATGTTCGCCGTTTGGTGCCTCGTGGCCGGTTGGTGTGGGCAAAGCAGGGTACTACTGCGTCGAGAAAGAAGAAAGTTGTAATTGAGAATCCGGTGAAGTACACCGCTCCTGCGGAGAAGGTTGCTCGTGAAGCGGCTATGAATCGCCGCCCGTTGGTTCCGCAGCAGATGGAACTGGATTTCGGTAAGTCTGACCGTTTCCTGCGCGGATACGGTGACAGGATCAGTCCCAGTGCTGAACAGGGCTACAAGTACCTCAAGCGTGGTCGCAATGCACGTGCCGCTGACACTGCCGTGTCTGTGGGGTTTGCTGGATTGTCTGGCGGAGTTGGAGTTCATGCGCTTAAGCGCGGATCAAAGGGCTGGGCTGCTGTGGGTGGCGCAGGTGCAGCGTTGTCGGGTATTTCTGCTGCCCGTTCTGGTCGTGATACTGCCCGGTGGAATCAGAAGTTGGGCAAGATCAAGGCGAAGGGTAGGGAGCGTGCCGCTGCTGGTGAGTTCGGCCCGGGCCGTGTCGCAAAGAGCGCGGGTAAAAAGGCTGAAGGTGCTACGCAGGCCGCAGCCGGTGGCGCTGCGCTTGGGTTGGGTTTGTCTGCAAACCGTCTGGTAAATGCAGCTGAGCGCGCAGGAAACGTTCAAGTCGCAAACTGGAGAGACAAGCGAGTTGCTCGCGTAGGTAACCCAGTAGTGAGAACTATCCCGGGTGCTAGCAAGAACACTAAGGACCGAGCCAAGAAGAGAACTAAGGCTGGCCAGCAGCGAATCAATACGATCAATGCCAAGGCCAACCGCGCTAACGCGATGATTCGTCGTGGCGCTGGCGGCGGGACGCGGGGCGCCCTAATCACTGCTGGTTTCGCTACGGCAGTCCCGAGCGTGTGGATGGGTAGCCGCAAGGTTGTGGAGAAGGCCGACCAACATGACGTGGACGCGTTCATGGGCGGCGCTTTGGCTACGGCTGGGGCGTATCACGGTGGGTTGTATGCCACAAAGCGTGTGGATCGCAAGGCAGAGAAGAAGATCGCTGACGATGTCGACATGAGGCGCACGATTGCGGCCCACCGCAAGAGCGTGGGATTGCCAAAGGATGCCCGCAAGGGAGATTCGCGTTGGCTGAAGTATCACCGGACTTTCCCCACGCACACTACGGGCGACCCCAATGCCGGTTCACCCACGAAGCGGATCCCGGGCGTTCGGTGGAAGCGCGCCATGTCGTATGCCCAAGGCGGCAAGTCGCAGGTTGCGATTACAGGTGCTCTTGCGGCTGGTGGTGGTTTGGCTGCTGCGAGAGTGAACCGGAAGATCGACCCAGTAAGCGACCGCAAGGTCCGTAAGGCGTTTGGGCTGCCTGCGGGTCGTCTGGTTCCCAAGTCACCGCTCATGCGTAAACCATCTGTTCGGCGTAGTTACGTCGGGACCAGCCTGTCGGGCAAGAAGTTCACCGTACGTGGATCAGTGAGGTAGGGACAGACATGACGATCATGGACATTTTCGCTAAGGCCGTGGCGGCTGATGATGCCGCTGGTGCTGCCCTCATTGACTGTGTGGTCTATGACTTCATGGCTGATCTGGTTGAGGTGAACAAGGCTGATTTGAACGAGGTGTATGCCTTGTGGGCGTTGGATCGTGTGCAGATTGCGAAGAAGACGTTGGCGAAGTCTTATGTGAACACGGTATCTAAGGGGAGTTATCCCTTAGATGATGTGCATCAGGCTGCTGCGTGGCTTGCGGGGATTGAAAAGTTTGTGGCTGCTGCGGCAAGTGGTGAGGTGTCTAAGGCGGGGGACCGTGAATGGTGGACGGTTGGAAACAAGCGCGTACAGCGCTCCGTTGCCCGTGACGCGTCGGGCCGGTTCACCCGTGGTGTAAACCAGAATCTTTCTCGCACGGTTTCTCCTGCGGACAAAGACCGCATGGCTCCTGAACTGAAAAATTTTTCCGATGGCACAAACTGGATTGGCGGAATGACTTCGACGGCTGCTGCTGAGCACCAAGGTCAGTACGAGGAAGCCATTGCTATTGCTACTGAATTTAAGGACGCACTTGGCGGGGCAAAAGCTGACGCAATGTTCATGGTGCAGGGCCCTGATGGGTCTATCCGCAATCTACGTACGCCCATGAAAGACCTCGACCGTAAGAACACAAAGATCAAGGGCATTCGCGCTGACGACAAGATTCTCGGTGTTGAGGTGGCTCCTAGTTTTGGGGCAAGTGCTGCTGAGGCTGCCAAGATTGCTGAGTTCAATCTGCTTGGTGGTGCGGGTGGTTCGGCGCTGGCGCAGTTGGCAATGACGGATCCAAAGCTACGCGCGAATCTTGCCCAGTCACTCAAGATGCCAAAGGCGTCAGAAGACAAGGGCAACTTGACTCGCTTGTTTGGCATTCTTGCTTCGGGTGGGGCTGTGCTGTCGGGTGTGTCAGGTGCGGAGAAGATCGGGGAGATGGCCGCCTTGGTGGGAACGATGGGCCCGCAGGCTGAGCAGGTCCTTGGCCCGTATGTGAAGCGGTCGGCGTACCGGTACCGGGGCACGGAGACCACTCCTGCTGCTGGGTTGCGTGATCCGCAAGCGGTGTTGTCTTTTGAGCAGGCTGACAAAGTCAAGAGCGATTTCCCGATGGCTTCGGGTAGTTCACTGACGATGCACGCTCGGGCTGATGCGGCCTCGAGCATTCTTGCGGAGACGATCCCGCAGGATCCAATTGTGGCGCGTTTGTCTGAGGCTGCCGGTCAGGTGCTTCCGTCACAGGGTGTCATTTATGACCAGAATGGCAAAATTGTCAGCCAGTCTGTCGGGTTTACGGACGACCATTACTTGCCTTTTGACTTGTCTAACCTTGGTCGCTTGCGAGGTGGGCAGTATGTGCGTACCCGTCAGCAGGGTGGCTTGACCGGTGAGGATATTTACACCGCTGTCATGTCTGGTGCCCGACAGGTGCAGGTTGTGTCTGGTTCGGGTGTGTTCACACTGGAGATGGCCCCTGATTTCCGTGGCGCTCGGGCGATGAGCGACAAGGCCCGTGGCATGTATGACCGTTACCTAAAGATTTTGGATGCGGTGGATGAGTCGGGTCTGTACCTCGAGGACATCCCCACGAAGCAAAAGCAAGAGATTTACACGCAGGCTCGCGCGACCCTTGGTGACAACGCCGAGGACAGCGATGTGAAGGCTTTGGCTGAGGCAAACGTTGATCGTGCCCGTAGAGCTGCGCAGACGATTGAGCCACAAGATGAGTTGCTGGCGGCAACGAACGCGCTGCGTGAGGCTGGCGGTTCCCCACGTGATGGGGAAACTGCGATGGATGCCTCTAAGCGGTTGCGCGGCAAGGAACGCCGGATTTTTGATGATGCTTACTCGGAGCAGATTGAGGAGATCCGGGCGTCTAAGACAAACAAGTTGCGCCTAAATGCTGAGGGTTATGCGGTGGCGTTGCAGACGTTGAAGGAGCAGTTTCCGTATTTCATCGCTGATGCGAAGTATCGGGAGTTGCGTTCGCTGCCGACGGATAAGACGCAGAATCTGCCGAAGACTCGCCGGTATGCACAGGATCAGGGGTACGCGCAACCGGGCAGTTTGCGTGCGCGAAGTGTGGAGACGGGGTTCTACAACCCGGGTGAAATTGAGCCACGAGCAAAGCAGCAACGGGGTCGTCCTGCGCGTGAAGAGTCTGCTGAGGTTGCTACACCTAGTGGTGGGTCTACTACACCGGAAGTAAAGTCTGAACAGGTCACACCAGTGCAAGAAAAAGCTACTAATGTGGGCGCTCAGACGGTTTTAAATAACGGGAACCGGATGACGGACAAAGTGCTGTCGGATACTGGTGCGGCGATTATCGAGGCGGCTAATGCTCTCCCGCAGACTCGCATGTTGAGTGGAACGATTGCGTTGCCGTTTGAGTCGCTATCGGACAAGACCGAGCGCGTGAAGTGGCTTCTTAGCCAGAAGAATGGCGAGTTGGTAGTGGGAGCTTTGACTGGTCCTGCTGCGGATAAGGCCGCTGAGGCACTATCCGATGAAACTGTGGTCAGAAACGCTCTCACACAGATTTTGTCTGGGGATGGTATTGATGACTGGTTCTCCAGCGGTAACACGTTTGGTGGGGAGCAGACACCTGAAGGTGCAGTTTCATGGCTGCTGAGTAAGGGCAAGGCTGCGGGTGAAGCCGCTGCAATGAAGCAGGGATTGGTGAAAACTCCTACAAATCCTGAGGACATCATTAACCACCGTGGCCTAATGCCACTTCAGATGTCGGGGATTGCCAACATCGGTACGGGTGATGAATTCAAGTTGTTTGCAGCTGAGAATGAGGAAATTTCAACTCTTGCCCGCGTGCTGGCGTTTAATGGCGGGGAGTTGCAAACACTGCCTCAAATCGCTCAGCGTGCAGGTGAGCAACTCGATGCCATCAAGGCAATTTCTACGGCTAAGGATGCGTTCCTTAAGGATGTCAGGGCTAATCCCAGTAGGGATCTTGAAAAGGTCAAACTCAGTCAGTACGTCACTGATGATGAATGGAAGAAGGCCACAGGTAAACCGCTGCCGGACACCGTGGGGGCGCTGTCGGAATACGACGCGTCGGCTAAGTCGATGCAGGTGCAGCAGGCGTGGAGCCTTGCTGCGACAGGCAGGATTATTGAAGCATCTGAAGGTGGTGATGTGTTCCCAAAAGCGGGAAGCCGGCTGCTGGAGCCGGTCGGGAAAGCAGCCCGGAGGCCACTGTTGACGGTGACGGGACGGCCAATGACGCTCGAGGAAATGCTGTAACGGAGTCCATTGATATTGATCAGGTCTACAACATTCAGGACAACATTGATGCGATGGTGGGTCTGGATTCGGTGAAGGACAAGATCGACACTTTGGTTAACTCGGCAATCGTGCAGGACCGCCGCCGCCAAGAAGGCTTTGACGTCCCAAAGCGTGACCTCAATCTGCTGTTTGCAGGTCCTCCCGGCACGGGTAAGACCACGGTGGCGAAGGAGATTGCGCCGTTGTATTACGCACTTGGGTTGGTGCCGACTGAAAAGTACGAGTCTGTAACTGGTGACGATCTCAAGAGCCAATACAAGGGTGGTTCAGCGAAGCAGGCTAAGGAAACTTTCCAGAAGGCCAAGGGTGGTGTTCTGTTTGTTGATGAGGCGTACGCGCTGGTTTCTGGCGAGAACGACGATTACGGCAAGGAAGCCATTGCTGCGCTGCTGCCGCTGATTGAGAGTAATGACACGGTGGTGATCTTCGGCGGTTATGCCCCTGATTTGAAAAAGCTACTGAGCACCAACCCGGGGCTAAAGTCTCGTTTCGGTGAGACGCTCGATTTTCAGTCATATACGCAATCTCAGCGGGCTAAGATCGCCATAAACTACCTGACCAAGAACAAGTACGACCTTGATAACGGGGCAAAGGGGGCGTTCAAGGACGCTGTGCTGCTCACTGGTGATGGTAATGCTCGTGACGTTATGCAGTTGGTGGGCCAGGTGCTGTACGCGCAAGAGAACCGGGTTGCACGGAATCAGACAGCGAACGTCAACGAGATCACTACTGCTGATGTGGAAACTGGTTCGTTTGTTTATCAGGATTCGAATGCACCGGATAACCGTTTGATTGACCAGATGAAGGTGAAGGCCTGAGGTGAACCGTTGGTGGGCGGATCCGCGGGACGCGTTCAGTACGTTGGAGTGCGTCGATTCTTCTGACCCCGTTCAGGGTGTGGGTACTGCGGTACTTGGGTACCACGGGCTCTCTGAGGGCGTTTTGAGGCCTTTGACAGAACAGACCCTTGTTGATGTCAGCACTGTTTCCAAAGCCTTAGAAAGCCTTGATTTGGCTCCTGTGGCTAAAGCGTTGGCTAATGCAACCCGACCGGTGGTGGGGGATGCAGCTGAGCGGTACGGGGAGTTGCTGGCGCGGGACTTGCATGATCGTGCGGTCGAGTCCACTGGGCGGCTAATTTTGAATCTGGTATCTACGGGGATGGCGTGGCCAACGGCGATTGATAGGGCAGCCAGTGTTCACGGTGTCCCTGTGGAACGACTGGGTAAGGCTGGGTCGGTGCTGCGTGCTCCTGCGTTAGCAAAAATTGCTCAAGCGGATGTTGCTGACCGGGTGTTGATGGAGTACGCCTCCCATGTGGGTAATCGGGAGTACACGCCTGAGGTTGTTGCTAAGGCGCAGCAGCGGGAGCGAGAGTTTAAAGAAGAATTAGTCAACAGGGATGCAATGGGCAGGTTCTCCGATAAGCCGGAGCGGAGCCTTGCAGGTTTAGGGGCCGAAGCAAAGCAGGATTTTCTTGAGCGGCAGGCCAGACGCCAGCGCCGCAAAAAGAAGCAGAACAATCGCGCTGAGCAGACGCAGGTATCTGACCTTGCTGCTGCACTTATGGCTCGGGACTCAGAGGCCAAAAACAAGCCTTTGACCATGCTGGCTTGGGAAGCCAAAACCAGTCCTAAGGATGCGCTGGATGCTGAGTTTGATGCGTTGCAAGACAAACTCATTGAAAACATGCGTGACAAAGAAATTGAGAAAATGCGTCAGCGTGCGATCGATAAAGCAATTGATGCGCTAGCGAACCGCAAAGCGCTTACCGATGATGATTTTGAATCAATCCCTGACTTGCTTGAGGTTCCTGATGACATCTTGCTAAACGGGGATTACTACCCCGGTTGGGTGGGCGGCTCTCGTGACGGAATCTTGTTTGCTTTGGTGGATAAGCGAGCGCTGAAAGAAGCTGTTGAAGTGGGCGGTTTTAACTGGGCAAAGTTAGTAGAAACCGGCGCTGTTTACACGTTAGAGCCTTTGGATAAAGAGCAAATGCAGCAAGCGGTGCTGGGTTTTTCAGCCAAATTTGGTGAAGGCGAGCCTCTTAACGATGTGGCAGTTCTTGCTTTTGATGGCTTGGTTGCTTATGACGAGGATTTCACGGCTGGTGATAAAACATATCTAGCTGAGGCTGGGGTTTATAAAACCAGTACGCGTAATAAGGTGACGGGGCAAAAAGGGTTGGAATTTGACGATTATTTAGATTTAGAGTTGAAGGGATATTCCACTCCGGGGATAAATTCTGGGCCTCGGGTACCGATCACACTGCCGCACATGACGGTGGTGTTGGAAAATGACAAAGACTTTAGAAACCTGCCGGGTAATGATTTTACGAAGTCTGACCGGTGGGATGAGAACGAGGTCGTTCGGGACGCTTTAGGGCGGTTCGCTGAGGAAGGTCAGAACACGGGGGCGGTTTTGAGGGATGAAAACGCAGAGCGCAGGGCTCGTATGGAGCGCCGTAAGCGCCGCCAGAAGAAGCAGGGCCAACAAGCTCAAGGGCAAACCAATGATTTGGTAGCAGCGCTTCAAGCTCGTGACGCCCAACAGTCCACTCAGTCGGACGCCCGGCGCCAGGATCGCTCATTGTCATTGGCTGAAATGAAAAATGACGTAGCGCAAGACCGAATTTTTGACGATATGCAGGAGCAACTGATTGAGCGCCTGCGCCAGCGGGAGTTAGATAAAGCGTTGGCAAAAGTTACCCAACGTCAAAAAAGACTTGTGTCGTTTAAAGACACGCATGAAGAATGGCGTGGCCTTAAAGCAATGAAGTTTGCTAATGACGGAGACATGGGCACATTTACGGAAATCTTTGATTTTGATCCGTACACGGGCAAGTCGCTTGAGTTGGGTGGTGTTACCGATGCAGCGCAGCGAATGGACACCATCGATTTTGTAATGGACCGACTCAAAGATTCCCAAGCGGTAGTGGAAGGAATGTTCTACAACAGCCGAAATCCAATGGTGGGTGTACCAATTCCGGCTGGGGAATTGGGTACTGCCCGATGGGGAAATATTGCGGAAACGCCGTGGAAGGGTTTCTTGGAGGCTCAGGCTGCTGCCGAGGAGATGAATAAAGCGTCAAATGATGCTACTCGGGAGTGGATGCCGATGGTGCGTTTTGACGATGAGCATCGTGAATTTCCTATGTATAGGCCGTTTATTGTGGAGGTTGTAAAGCTCGATGAGGATGTCGTGGTGCTTGGCTCTGATGCAGAATGGGCTGCACTGCGCCGTGGTGACAAGGTGGCGCTGGAACCATTGACTGGTTACAACGATGACCCTGATCAGCCTGGTCAGGGCACAATTAAAGAATTGTTTTATGCGGTGGGGTCGGAAGAGTCTGTGGGTCATGACAGTGAACTTCATGACAGAAGTGACTTCTACGTACGTGCATTTCGCATCAAGACGTAGCAGAATGCTCCAGAAGGAGGCTTCCTGATGGATTCCAAAACAGCCGTTGATGCCTTGTACCGCGTCGACCCCGGATTTACAGCTTTGTGCGAGACCTTGTTGGGCGATGCTGTGGATGCCCGTGAGGTGTGGTCGTACGTGTACGGCAACGAACCAGTCGTGAAGATGAGCCCTGATTCGTCTTCGCTCCACGTAAACCGACCCATGGGCGCAAATGGCAAGAAGCGCAAGGGCAAGCTTAAGCGCACGCAAGCAATGATTACAGATCCTGCACAACAGATGGAGTCTGGTTCTGGGTACAACAAGCCCTCTGAAGGGTCCAGCATTTTGGGTTACTCGGTCACGAAGGCTGATGATTCCTTTGGTGTGACGTGGGTGGGGGAGTTTTCCAAAACTGACGATGACAAGCGCCAAGTTTTTGGTTGGGCTTCTGTGGTTGAGGTTGACGGGCAGCCTGTGATTGACCGTCAGGGTGACTGGATCACTCCTGAGGAGATTGAAAAGGCCGCGTATGAGTACGTGGTGAAGTCCCGCGTTGGTGGTCATCAGCACAAGCGCACCGATAGTGGAGCTTTTCATGCGTCGGACATGATCGAGAGCATCGTGTTCACGCCAGAAAAGATCGCAAAGATGGGTTTGCCGGATGAGTTTCCTGTGGGCTGGTGGGTTGGCTACAAGGTTCATGACGATGAGACATGGGCAAAGGTGAAAAAGGGTGACATTACGGGGTTTTCAATTCATGGGCGCGGGAAGCGTCAGAGTGTGGATTCCTGATGGAGATGCCTAACAGTGGCTCTGTGGCGTTCGGTAAGTCTGATCAGGTGCAGGATCTGCCGATCCCGGAGTGGGCGAAGCAGAACTTCGCGACGCGGCCAAACGCGATGCTGAGCCCGTTGAACATCCATGCTTCGTCTGGGCAGATGGCTGAGGGGTACCGCAAGGTTGCTGGTAAGCGCATTTGGCCGTGGCAGCGCAAACGAGTCCGTGAGGGCGCTAACCAAGTGGCGTTGGGTCGGACGACCTTGTATCAACCGCTTGGTTCGGGTAGGAGCTATTCATGAGTGAGCGGACACGTACTACGAAGCGGAAGGAACGCCGGCAGGCCCGTGATGAGGGCATTGAGGCGGGTATTGATGCGATGTATAAGCGCAGCAAAGGACGTCTGGTGTCGCTTGCAAAGCGGGACGCTGACTTTGAGCGCAGGCAGGCCCAAGTGGGTCTGGCGTCGAACATTCTTGGCATTGCTGCTGGCACGGCTGCTCTTGCTACCGCGGCGAAGAACCCTGCCTTGCGTAAACCAACTGCTGACAATGCAGGACCGGTGACTCGCCGAGCCATGCGCAAGATCAAGACCCCGAAGGGCAAAGCAGCGCTGATCGCTGCTGGTGCTGGCGGGGCGCTGGCGCTTCAGGGCGCTAACCTTGGAGGAGACGTCGTGGCAAATCGTGTGTTGAGTCGTGAGGCGAAAGTGGGTAAAGCTATGGACAAAAAGGAAACAATAAGCACGGTTGCAAATAGTGCCCTGCTGGGTTCGGCTGGTGGCTACCTTGGCTACAAGTTGGGACGCCCTAGTGGTTTCGATACTGCCCGTCAGCGGATCATCAACGATCAAATGACGCAGAAACTGGGCCCAGAAAACGTTGCCGCGATGGGTGCTGCTGGTCGTAAAGCAAAGGCTAAGGCTGTGTTTACCGGCCAGGGCGCAAAGACTATGGCTCGTGGGCGTCTGCGCCGCATGTCTGGTAGGTCAAAGTTGGCTTTGAGTATCGGCGCTGGTGGCGCGCTTCTTGGTGGCGCTAGTGGATACTCGGCAGCCTCAAAGTCAATTGAGCAGTCGTACATCAGTAAGTCTGACCCTGTAACGGTTACTGGTCATGGTCAGTCGCTGGTGGAGAAACGAAACTTCAACGCTGAGGCTGATCGTCAGCGTCGGTTGGGTTTATATGCAGGCGCTGGTCTTGGTGCCGGTGCTGTCCTAGGTGATGCGGCTCGTCGACGGATGCCGCGCATTGAAGAAGAACTAAAAGATGGCCGCAAAATCAAGCGTTTTGATATGCCAAAGGGTCGTCGTGGCCGTTTGACATTGGCAGCATTGGCTGGCGGTGCGGCGTTGAGCGCTGGTGGTGGCGTGGGTGCATATCGACGTGGAATCTCTGAACGGAACAACACTTACCTGTAATTAATGACGTAACGGGACGGGCCACGGGCAACCGTGGCCCTTTCTCGTGTCACTATGAAACGTAGTGCATCAAAGTAGCAATCAAGTCAAAAAAATATACCTCGTGGGGTAGTGCGTGAAGCATTTTGATGCTCCAATATGAGATCACCATGAAGAAGCCGATCAGTAAGTTAATGGATCTCGACATTGACGAGGTTTCTCTTGTCGACCGTGGAGCCAACCAGCACTCACTGGTCTCCTTTTCCAAAAGCCTTACAGAGGCCGAATACTCGGAGGAATCCATGAATGACACCATCGCTGTATTCAGCGAAACGGGTGATCCCGTAGACATTGACTCGCTGAATGATGGCGATGTCGTGTATGACGCGGATGGCTACGCCCTAGAGTTTCTGATCGACCCTGAAGAGGATGACGAGGCCGATGAGGCCGCCGCTGCCTTCGTAGGTGTTGGTAAGTCCCTTTCCGCGTTAATCCTTGAGGATTTCTCAAAGGCTGTCACAGAAAAGGATCGCGAGGCCGTCATCGCCAAGGCGATGGACGAGGTCTCTAAGGCGCAGGAAATCGCCAAGCAGGCGATTGCTTACGCCGAGGCTGAGCGCGACGCCCGTATGACGGATGCGTTCATTTCCAAGGCTGCGGAGTACAACCTCCCAGTTTCTGCCGAGGTCTTCGGCCCGATCCTTAAGAGCCTTGCTATGGCCCTTGATGAGGATCAGCTTGAAGTCTTGGACAACATTTTCAACTCCGTCGGCGACGCCCTCTACAACGAGATTGGCTACGTCGGGGAGTCGAGCAATTCGTCGGTGCTTGACCAGGTCAACGCCATGGCATCTGAGTTCATCGGTAAGGCCGATGTTTCACACGCTGCTGCGGTTACGGCCCTGTTTGCGGACAACCCGGCGGCGTACGACGCATACATCTCCGAGACGGGACGGTAAATAACCATGGCTTTCGAAGAGCAAATTTCCAGTATCTCCCTTGCCGCTGATGCGAGCATCGGGATTTACACCGGAGTTCCCGGGCAGCCAGGTTCGGCCGTTCCTAACTCCGGAATGCAATACCGGTTTGTAAAGGTAACCGGTAAGGCACAGTGCGGGCTCGCCACGGCAGCCGCTGACCGCGTGGTTGGCGTGCTCCAGAACAAGCCGCAGCAGCCAGGCGCAGCAGCCACTGTCGGTATCTGGGGCGTCAGCTTCGTTACCGCTGGTGGAGCAGTTGCTGCCGGCGACAGCGTTGATCCCGATGCCGATGGACGTGCAGTTAAGTCCGCCGGTCGTGGAAACGGCGTTGCATTGTCCGCTTCGGCTAACGCAGGCGAGCTCATCTCCGTCCTGCTCACACTCTGAGAAGGAAGGTAGAAGATAATGCCTAGCCCAAGCCAGTCTGATCTGCACGTAAACGTGCCGCTGACCAACGTCAGCATCGCGTACATGCAGTCCTCAGACGCATACATTGCGGATAAGGTCTTTCCGAAGGTCCCCGTAAAGAAGCAATCTGACCTGTACTGGAAGTACAGCAAGTCCGATTGGCGTCGCACTGACGCAGCCCGTCGTGCCCCCTCGACTGAGTCAAAGGGTGTCGGCTGGAACATGGACACCGATCAGTACTTTGCACACGTTTACGCCGTGCATAAGGACATCGATGACCAGCTGCGGTCCAACGCTGATTCGAACTTCAACCTTGATCGCGACGCGACCGAGTTCATCACCAACCAGCTTCTGCTGCGCCGTGACCTCGACTGGAACCAGCAGTACTTCCAGCCGGGTGTGTGGGCCAAGGATCTGACCGGTGGTACGGACTTCACCAAGTGGAGCGATGCAGGTTCAGACCCAATCGGTGACGTGGCTGAGTGGATCCTTGAGTTCCGCAAGCTGACCGGTTTTGCACCCAACAAGATGGTTCTTGGCGCTGAGGTCATGAAGGCCCTCAAGCAGCACCCAGACATCATCGACCGCATCAAGTACACCCAGAAGGGAATCGTTACTGAGGACCTCATCGCGACGCTGTTCAACGTTTCGGAGCTCTACACGAGCTACGCGACTATCGCGACTGGCCCGCAGATCGACGATGCTCGTTCACAGGACGCAGCAGCCACGTTCGACTTCATCTCCAACTCGAAGTCGATCCTCCTGGCTTACGCCCCTGCTGGGCCGTCCCTGATGACCCCTTCGGCTGGTTACACGTTTACGTGGACTGGCTACCTCGGTGGCAACGCTGAGGGAATCAAGGTGAAGCGCTTCCGTATGGAGGCCATCGCCTCGGATCGTGTTGAGTCCGAGATGACCTACGACATGAAGGTTGTCTCTCAAGATCTCGGCACGTTTGCGAAGGCGGTCGTGGCCTGATGTTTCAGGTCCCAAGCAATGTTGTTGTCCGTCGGCCGATCTCCCTTAATGGGGCAATCGTGCCGGCGGGCACATCGCTTTCTCAGGAGCAAGTTAAAGCTCTTGGCCGCAATCTAAATGCCCTGCTGGATTCGGGCTACGTGGTGGCGACTCCTGATCCGTTTGCTCGTAAGGGAAAGGCTCGCCCGACTCCTTCTTCACTACCTCCGGTTATCCGTGACGCGATGATTAAGAAGTTGGGAACTCCTCTTGGAGTGTCTGCAACTGTGGCGGGTAATGCAATCAGCGTTTCTGTGACTGGCGGCGTGCAGCCGTTTACGGTGACGATTGATAACACAAATCCGCAGACAAAGTCGTCTCGTACTTTTGCTTTCACAGGCATTAATGCTGGTGATCACGAGATTGAGGTTGTAGACGGTTCGGGGGCTAAGGCTTCTTGCTCGGCTTCTGTAACCGTTGCTAACGAGGAACCTAAGAAGCCCCGCAAGAAAGATGAGGGCGAAGAATGACCGCTCCTGCGTTCGAGATGGTGGACTCAGCGCAGGTTCGCCGTAAGGCTGTAAAGAAGCCTTTAGGCCCTCAGTACGTGGCGCGAAAATCAATGCAAATCGGTGGTCGAAAGATCCGGATTGGCGATGTTGTTCCTGAGGCTGTTTCATGGCCTCGGATTGAGTCGTGGATTCGGGCTGGCTACCTCGATGTAGTGGAGTAGTTATGGCTGGTGAGTCGCTTGTTGAGTTGAGCAAGGCGTTTCCTTCCATAGGGGCGTTAAAACCTATGCAATCAGCGTTAAAACCTATGCAATCAGCGTTAAAACCTATGCAATCAGCGTTCGCACGCGGTGCTAAAGGACGAAAAATGGGTGCACCAAGAAAGCCCACTGGTGTATTCCCAACACCTAATCAAATAAGGGCAAATAAAGCGGGTTTGCTTGTAAACCAGTACCGGACACCCCTGGCAGCTATGGCTGCTGGTGGCGCTGCTGGGGCTGGGGCTGGGTATCTGGCAGGTCGCAAGAAGGACGACTAGCCATGTGGTCGTATAGCGGTGACCCAGCAACGTCTGAGAAGGACGCGATCCGGTTTTACATCGGTGACATTGATGATTCTCTCCAGTTGCTGTCGGATGAGGACATCAAGTTTCTGGTCGATACGTGGGGTCCTAAGTACAAGTCGACGATTCTGACTGCGGCTGTGGCTGCGGAGATGGTCGCCAATCATTTTGCCCGTGAGGTGAGTGTTTCTGCCGACGGTGTGAGCGTTGGCAGCAACGAGTTGCAATCAAAATACAACTTGCTTGCGGAAAACCTTCGGGATTTGTACAAGGTGGAGGAGCAGGGTTCGCCAATCATTCCTGGGTTGTTGTGGGATGGGACGTATGACCCGTTGATCATGCCGTTGCGGTTTGGGATTGGGTTTACCGATAACTATGCCGCTGGTCGTCAGGACTATGGTGATTATGACCCGTCTGGGTATCCGAACTATGGCGGTGGGTCCCCTAATGGCCCTCTTATTGAGCCTGATGCTGCTGATGAGGGCGGTGGGCCGTAATGGTGCAAGCGGGGCCGCTTTCATTTGATGTGACTCGGCCACGGTTTTCCACGAAGACGGGTGCGTACATCGCTCGGGTGTATGCAGAGCGGAACATGGATGCGTCTGTGGTGATTTCGCGCCCTGACAATCCTGACTTTGCCCCAGATACGGGAAAGTTGTTTGCGGACACAATGTTTGAGGTGTATTCGGGTAAGGCGCGCGTGTACAACGTGCAGGGGCCGTTGACGATGGGTATTGGTGATGAGCCGACGTATTTCTCGTCCACGTACGTGTCGATTCCGTTGGCCGTGGAAGATCCGTTTAGTAAGCCTCAGATGGAAGTGGCTCAGTCCACTCGAGTGGATGACATTGTCCAGGTAATTCGGCATCGGGACCCTTTGATGGTGGAACGGTATTTCCGGGTGATGGATGTTGAGGCGGGTAGTCAGTTCCCTGCGGTACGCCGAATGCAGTGTGTGGGCATTCAGGCGTCTAAGCAGTGGGGTAGTCCACAGATTCCTACTGAGTGGATTATCCGGTGACGCCGGCTGAACTGGCGCGAGCTTTGGACACTTTGGTAAGTGAAGAGGCGGCGCAACGGGCTATTGAGGCAGGCGCGCGGGATGCGTTGAAGGGCGTGCGGGTTCGTGGGCATCGGATTGCAATGTCTGGGCCTCGAATTCGAGTCACCGGACCCATAGCTCCTGCTGTGGCTGAGCGACTTGCTACGCAGGCTGGTAAAGGCGCTGAGCGCGGTTTGAGGGAGATGCTGCCGTGAGGATGACGCCGGAGGAGTTTGTATTGCGGTACGTGGGACTGGTGGAGGTGTACAACGCTATGTCTGATGACGACAAGGAAGCCGTCACAACAGAGTTTGTCAGGTATCAAGCTGTTAAAGAGGAGTGGGTTACTCGGTTTGTGGGTAATCCGTGATCAATATTGGGCAGTTGACGAGTCAGGTTGTAATGGCTTTGGCAGAAGAGTCGAATCAACTGGTGGGCGATGGGATCGCGCCCGATGGTGGCGGCTGGTTGTCGGGGCAGCCGAATGTGTCGGCGTTTGTGCCGTATGGCGTTGTGGTGTTTACGGGGGCAACGTTGAGTGATCCCGCGCTGCGGTATGCCGAGCAGATCCGGTCATGGGAAACAGGGTGGCGGCTGTCAAGTTTTGGAGGTTCTCGGGAGCAGTGCGATTGGGTGGCAGCGTTGGTGCGGAACGCACTCGATGACTGCATCGGACAAGAGTTTGGCGCATACCGAGTCACTATGGCGCAGTGGCGATCACTTGGACCCATGACTCGCAATGACTCCGTTGATCCACCCATGTGGAGCGTTTCAGATACGTTTACTTTGCGCTGCGATGCGTAAAGACTTTGCACTCTGACCCATTTAGACTCACTCATAGTCACTCGCGCGAGTACTAACTAGTCGAAAGGCGACCGCCATGCGGATCATTCCGAACGAGAACAGCTGGGTGGGCTTTACTAAGACCCGTCCAGCAAACCTGCAAGCTCCAACTGAGGCTGAAATATCCGGATCAACAAACTTGACCAGTTTTATCATCTCAATCACGGCACAATCGCAAGGCAACACCGTCCCCACACCGAACATTGACTCGCTGTTCGAGACTTCGGTCCCGGGCACTAGCCAGGCATCGTTCAGTGCGGACATGTACCGCGACGACGCGGCCGACACCGCATGGACCACGCTGCTGCGTGGCACCACGGGCTACTTCTACATCTCCCGCTTCGGCGGCTCCGGCACAGGCTACGTGCCCAAGGTTGGCGACAAGGTGGAAGTGTGGCCGGTCCGCATCGTGTCCCGCACCGCTTCGGCGATGGCGTCAAACACCGCTCAGACATTCACCTGCACCGCTTCGGTGCCGGAGGAGCCCGCTGAGAACGCGGCTGTTGTTGCTACCGCTGCCCGCCAGCCCGTTGAGGCTGGCAAGTAACCCATGCACGACCCGCAGGAGCCATTGGACGGCCTAGAAGCTGATCTGGTGGCTCCTGCGGTGCAAGTTCCGAGCCCAACCAGGGCGCAGACCAGTCGGAGGAAAAAGACAATGACCACAGCAAACACACGCCGCCCAGCGACGTTCAAGGACCTGCTTCACAAGCCAGCGCGTACCAAAGAGGTCGCTCTGAAGGTTCCTGACGAGGGCGGGACGATCATTGAGTACGTCGTCACCCTTCGCGCGATTGGCTCCAAGTCCTATGACGTACTCGTTGGTATGCACCCGCCCACGGCTGAGCAGAAGAAGGACGGCGCGTCCTACAACCCTGACACTTTTGGTCCGGCACTGATCTCGTCTTGCGCTGCTAGCCCACTGATCACGCCAAACGAGGCGAAGGAGTTGTGGGAGTCCGATGAGTGGAGCCGTGGCGAAGTTATGGAGTTGTTTGTGGCTGCTGTGGAGGTGTGCAGCAGGGGGCTCGATGTCCCTTTTACCGCAACCGACTCCGATACGACGCAGCCTTCCAGTTAGAGGTCGGCTGGTGCTCTGACCATGGGCTTCCACATTCAGCGTTGCTGGATTGGGAGGCCGAGGACAGGGCCAAGCTTGTCGCCCACTTGCTGGAGCAAGGCAGTAAATGCCAGTCTTGCGGCACCGCAGGGTGGGAGTGGGAGGAGGACCGATATGCGTATGAGCCATCGGTCCAACAGTGCTGGGGTTGTTACCTCAAGGAGTTCGCTCGCGATGACATCCAAGGTATGGCTGGCGGGCGCATCGTTTTGGTGCCCAAGCACGTGGCTTCCAAGCAGCGTGACGTTGCAAAGCCGCGTCCGCTATCTGCCAGTGAACGGGATGACTCATGAGTGAGTACATGGTTGAGGTTGGCCTCAACCTGAACGCGGACAACTACGTCACCACGATGGGTCAGGCCGTCAACCTGACGAAGCAGTACAGCGAGGTTGCTTCCGGTATTCCAGGTGCGGTTCAGGGGCTGTCGAAGTCGATGGTGAACGCCACGATGGCGGTCACGGGGTTCAACAAATCCAATTCGGTCGGCGTAGATACAGCTGCCTCGTATGAGAAACAGTTGTCGAACATTGAGGCCAAGACGAAGGTCATGGGCGGCTCGTTTGAGAAGCTGTCAAAGACTACAAAATCTTTTGCGCGTGATTTCCCCATTGGGATGGGTCAAGCCACGCAGGTGATGGAGACGCTCCAGAAGCAGGGCATCAAGTCTGAGATGCAGATGGCGTCGTTGGGTAAGTCGTTCATCAAGTTGGGTGCGGCGACGGGTACGTCGAGCGCTGCTATGGGTGCTGAGTTCCTTCAGTTGTCTAAGACGATGGGTAATGGGATCAGCCAGTTCGAGAAACTGTCTGATTCGCTGGTGTACACGACGGCGAAGATCGGTGGTTCCGCGCCGGCTGTGGTGGCGTTCTCCAAGGCCCTGGCGCCGGTGGCCTCGACGGTGGGGCTGTCTCAGACCGCTGTGATGGGCCTGTCCACGGCGATGAGCAAACTGGGTGAAGACGGCGGTTTTGCCGCGAACAGCCTGAACAAGGTGCTGCTGGACATGAACCGGGCGGTTCGCGATGGCGGCCCGGAGTTGAAGGCGTACGCCGACCTGATGGGCACGACGGGGGAGAAGCTGACGGGCCTGTTCAAGTCAAACCCTGCTGAGGTGTTGGCGAAGTTCTCTGAGGCTGTGGCTAAGGAAGGCCCGAACATTTCCCGGTCCCTTGAGGCGCTGGGCTTTGACTCT